GCATCTCGCATTACTGGTACTCTCAAGCAGGCATCGGTGCTGGTGCTTGGCCTTGCATCGCTTCAGGTGGCAGTTGTTGCCCCTGTTGTTGCACTTGAGCCTTGCCTGCATCTCGAAGCTGTTTCTGGATTGCGCGGGATGTGTTGGGATCAATCTTCTCCAACGCTGCTAAATGCTGTTGGAGATGGGCCATCAGAACTTGCATTGCACTCTGATCGACCGCTTGTTGCCGCTGTTGAGCAGATTGGTTAAACGCGAAGAGAACCGATATGTGCGCCTTGTGATCGTCCGAAGGCTTGATAGCGACAGGGAAGCCTGTGGTGAGCATGGTCGCAATTTCAGTCGCTTGATCTTCAGCCTGATCCCCAGAGGCAGCGTTAGGATCTTGATAGAGCCTACGGACCAGCGAGGGATCGTCTTGTTCAAGCACTGATTTAACCAGTTCTCCCTGGTTGATGAAAGGATTATTTTGGAACATCTGCATCCGAGATACTGATTTCTGCAACGCAAACTGGCGGTTAATGAAGTCTAACCCGCCCTTTGGTTCAATGGAGTACTCATCATGGATACCATCGGGGGGCATCGAACCTGTCTCCTCCGCATACCGATACATCAAGTCTTTCTTGTTGTACTGCGTGTAAAGCGACCAGCACTGCTTGAATAGATGAGATAGACCCATCCTAAACATACGATTACGAAGATCGCCAGAGGCGGCTGACTGCGACTGCAACGCCTGAATCTCGGTGGCAGTCTTCCTGTCAGCAGCGTTATACTGCGAGCCTGCACCAAAGTCTGGGTTGCCCATACGCTGTTCAGCAAGCTGACGCTCTTCAAGCATCAAACGCTGGAAGTCGAATGGAGGTTGGCTGAACTGAACAGGCTTTAATCCTTGTGGCAGGATCTGACCAGGTTGCATCTTCAGGTTCGCTGTGTTTAGCGAGATAGGATTCTGCGCTTCAAAGACGGGTCGGTTGGCTAGCTCAACGTAATCACTCAATGAGTTCTTGAGCTTATTTAATAGATTCTCGCCAGGGAGGAGAATTTCTGCAACTCCGCGAGGGCTATACCAACCGCCCCCTGTGACCTCATAGGGGAAATCTACGAAAGGTGGTTCACCATGTCGGTAGGGTAGCGTAAAAGGTTTGCGAATGTCTTCGTCTATAACCAAAGGACTGTAGGTTTCAACCTTCCATCCATCCTCGGACGGCGTGTACATTTCCCAAAGGACAATACGATCATTGTCAGCTTCCTGAGTAATTCCTTCACGCCTGTAAATCTCGTCTTGAATCTCACTTCGTAAGCCCACTGATTTCGAGGGTTTACCCGAAATGATTTTAACGAACTCGTCCCCCTGCTTGTAAAGCGGATTTGCCTTATAGGAATCGACTGAGGTCGAGATGATGTGAACAATGAAATCGGCATCTTTAAACTCCTTTGTGTAGGAAGGAACGATGATGTGGAAGGGGTCAATAGCCTCAAAGTCAATACGCTTTTTGTCCTCGTTCCAGATTACTTTAGCTACTCCACGCCCATAGAGCAGGATGTTGTCGATGACGGAAACAATCTCCTTCTGGAAGTTGGTACGCTCACGCATCTGGTAATCGAACCAACGCTCGGCTGATACTGTCAGCGGAGCCAACTGCTGGCGCATGGGAACGAAGCTAGAAAGGATGTCGTTACCAATCGCGCTATTGACGAAGGAAGGTTTTAGCTTCTCGATAGCAGAGTCAATTAACTGAACGTGTAGGTCGGCTGCTGTAGGCCAAGGCTTAATCTTGCGCCTAACACCAAAATAGCGAGCTTGGTAGAACAGCCGTTGACGATTCTCCCAAGTCTCACGCTGGTTGAGCGAGTCAATAATCCGTGTGTAATAATCATTCCTGCGTGTATCTTTAGCGTTCATTTGTTGCGCTCCCTTTGAAGTTCATAAGAAAGATCATTAACATAGTCAAGTGCCTTCTTTGACCAGGCTCGAATGGCTGGGGAGGCGGTGCGAACCGAAGGGTAGTTATCGTCTTTCATTAACGACTCAACTGCCCCTGTCGTGTTCGTTATCGGACTTGTTGTCGCGCACCCACCAAGCAACAGAGCCAAGTTCACGATCAATAGCTTCGCGATTGTTCTTCCACTCGGTAGCGTTCTTGTCAACACGCTTCTCATACCAACCTGGTATGAGGCGAAGGAACGATGCGATGATTTGTAGTATCGCACCGATCACTTAAATTTATTTAATGTTTAACCCGACAGTCTTCAGGAATGCAACGACCTTTTCCAAGATCGAATCATCCGCTGGAGTGGGGGTGAGCTTAACAATGATTCGCGCAACGAGTACAATGCCACCAGCGGCGGCAACCACTTCTGTCCAATTCGATGTGATCCAGTTCCATATATTCATAGTTTTATCCTCCTGCTTCAAACCCAGCCATGACAGGATCATGCAATTCCATCATGGCCTGAAGTGATTTCCAAGTTGGCCTTTCGATCTGAAAGGTCAAGTCAAACCTCATGTTGCCACCATCTAGGCATAAAGCAAGTGCGTCAGCCTTGTCAGGCGAGGCAAGACCCCTAGCACGCATCGAATCCTTAGATTCCACGCCTAGCTTGCCTTTCGAGTTAACCAAGCTTTTTCTGCAAGTTAGCTGTGCAGTTAGGTCATCGTCTTCTGGCAGAATGATCTCAGCCCCATCAATCTTCTTTGCCATGCCGTACCACATCTCAGCAGACCGATTGGTATAGGCATCCGCATCGTAGGCAGTAGATCCGAAGTTGACTCGGTTGACCTCCCAGCCTGCCTCTGCCAGCGCATCGCACATAGGCATACCCAACCCACTTGCGTCAGCAAATATGTTGTTAGGCTCAAGCCCAGCCTTCTTGAACTCCACAATGAATCTGCCAACGGCTGCCATCGTATCACGATCACGCCAAGCCAGGAATGGCAGAACCTTATTGCCATCTCTTATCGCCAGCACGTTGCAATCCCCGCCTGCTGCGAAATCCACGCCTGCTACCCTAGTGCCAGGTTTAAATCTAGGCGGAGTTGTTAAGCAATGTTGAAGTTGGTTTAGACTGATGACAAGGCTCTCAGAACCTATGTCAACAAACTCGCCGTAGATCATAGAGCGGGTTAGCGGGTGCTTCTCGCCGTACCGCTGGATTACCTCATCAATCTGAGTCTGCGTGATGTGAGGGCAGTCAAACGCTGTTACAGCGTGCTTCTTCCACATATCAGCCTCCTTGGTGAAGGCGCGGTAGAATGCGCCACTAGACCCGCCTGGGCTGGATGCGATCAACAGTCTAGTTGGTTGGCAACGGCTGATAGCCTCGAATAGAGGGTCGGCAACAGTCTTGGCTTCGTCCACTACCATGAGCAGAGGATGGTTGTCATGGTCCTCAGCGTGCCAACCTTCTGCGCGACCCGCATCCGTCGCTGAATAGCCGATAATGCGACTCGTATTGCCGTTGGGGTGGAGGTAGCGGATCTCGCCAGATGTTACTTCCCATGCCCCACCGAGTTTAGAAATGTGATGGCGCAGGCTAGGCCACAACTGACTTTCAACTTGTCGGTACACGCCTGCGGTTGTGACAGCAACTGAGCGCGGATAAACGAGTGCGTGCCATATCAAAATGGACGAAATAACTGTGCTGGTCTTGCCAGAGCCGTTGGCTGCACGCAAGGCTACGCGACAGTCTCTTGGCTCTAAATCGCGTAATACCTTCCGTTGCCAATCATAGAGATTGATGCCCAATGCGTTAGATGCGAAATTGGCTGGTTTACCAAGGTCTTCTAACGCCTCTTCTTGGCTACGCTTGGGGGGCTTTGGCATAGTGGTGTGCTAGAACCTCTTTTTGTTTTGAGCCACAATAATTTAGGGGGGGTTATGTGTATCAAGCGGGGGCTGGGGGCGTGGCGGGTGGTGTCGTGGTGTACTTGGCTAGGCTCTCAGCCCGTGGCTTGCGTAGTCGCATTCGCTTATTCTTAGGCTTAGGCAATTTTTTAGGATTCTCTTGAGTAGAATCGAAGTTGATATACTGTTTATTGTGCGACATATGGTCGCTGGTTTCGCTTTCTGTGGTTTGCCTAACTGATTGAATGTCAATATACTTGCGTTCACTTTCTCCTGCTATTTTTGGAGGGTCGGTTTTTGGGGTCAATGTATTTCGCTTTCTAATTGCTATGCCAGCCAGCAATCCAGCAAGGTTAGAGGATATTCCATGCGTGTGTTCTTGCGTAACTGCAAGACGGGCAGAGGGAACCGCATGATTGTATATTCGCTCAGCCATCCATGCCTTCGCTTGCCATGACTTCGCCCCTGCAATCTCTATATCTCGTAGGAGGGATAGTTCATGCTTTTTTCTAGAAGTCTCTACCCTTCTCGCGAAGTCTGGTTTGCGCTGCGCCCACGTTCTAATGGTTGACGGATTGACTCCAACCAACGCGCCCGCTTTCTCTAAAGTGAATCCACTACCACACGCTGCCACAATTTCATCCGCGAGTTTTTCGGTGAAAATATCGCGCCCATTCTTCCCCTTCTCCACTGCCAAGGATTCTTCCATGCCTCACCCTACCCTAAAATATATTAAAATAAAGTTGACAATGATGCAAGGAGCAGGCATCTTGTCCTAATGAATAACACAACACACACCGAAACGGGCGCGGTTAAAGCCGCTCGACTAGATCAATATTTTAATCATCGTCTAGAGATGCTTCCCAAGCTAATAAAGGCCGCGAAGGAATCGAAAGATCATATCGAGGCTTTCAGGCTTCAGGAAAGATTAGATTGCCTCCAAGGGGTTATCCTCGCGCTTGAGCATTTTAATTTTTACGTGAGGAATAAAAATGATTGACCTAGCAATCGCAATCCTGTTCCTCTCGCCATGCGTTTTATTTATGGCGTTGGGATATTTTGGTAAAAACTAAACAAAAGAAAGAAAATAAAACATGACAACCACAACACAGAAACCAAGTCTCGCAAACCTAATCGAATACACCAACATTCCCGAATCACTTGTTCGGGCAGTAGTCCGGCAGATGGGCGGATGGGAATCCTTTAAGCAATTCGCACCAGACATCACGCGCCACGGAATCAGCGGGGGATTTCATGGCTTCATTTATAACTCGGACACAATCGCCTTCGCCAAGCGGAATAGAAAGGCAATCCTTGAGATGGCAACCTGGCACGCAGAGCAGTTCGGAGAGGGGTTGGTGGAGATGATTAAGGGCTTTAGATGCCTAGATGGTGCAACTGAGGCCGAGATTGTAGAGGGTTTGGCTGGCAATACCGACCAGACCCAAGTCCCAAACGGCCTCGCTTGGTATGCTGGTGAAGAAGTGGCAAGGGCGTATTGTGATGCCTTCGACCCTCAGTAAAGGAGGCAAAATGACATCCTACGCCGTTTACAATTCGCTAGGCCAATTCCAAGCGCGTTTCC